ATCGGAGATGAAATTGGCGATGCCCTTGCGGAGATCCCCGCCAGCTTCCTTGATGAATGGCTCCATGCCTGGACCCTTGGCAGCTTCGGCCAGGTCCTTGTCGGCAATGTCGGCTAATCTCCGGCCCTCAAGGTGGGATCTCTCAGTAAATTCCTCAAGAGATTGCTTCCAGGCCACCTTATGGGTGGGCATTAGACCAAAACCACCTTCAACAGGAACCGGAGTCCAATCTTTAATGCCGTATTTCTTCTGAGCCTTGACCACGTTGAGCATGGCTCCGCGCTCAGTCCTGAACGGCTCACCCTTGCTGCTAACAACTGGTTCTTCTGGTCCCTTGACACGAGCTGGCGGCTCGTAGGCTTTCGCCTTGGGCTTGACCATAACAAAGTCAGGCTCCATTGCCTTTTCGATTGGTTTTTCCAAAATATCTTCGACGATCTTCTGATCGACAGGCCCCTCACGCTGCATGGCCTTCCACCACGTTGGGTTCGCCCATATCCTCTGGATCTCTGCGGGCTTGAGCTTGCGACGACGAGCCCAATAAGGATCTCTCAGGCCCTTAGAAGTCATTCCAGTTTCGGATCTATGCAGGGTTTCCTCAAACGTCTGGAGAGCTAACCCTCGCTGTTTAATTGTAGCCCTTCTATACGGTTCGCTTTTTCTAATAGCTTCGGGAATTTTAGTGGCGTAGCCAGCAGCCTCGAACACGCCGAATAGCGCCATGTTCTCCATTGTCTTTTCAACTTCGCCTTCACCGAGGAGAGCACCGCCGATCATGCCGGAAAGAATGTCCCTAAAGAATGGGCGTGCATAGAGACTCGTCCACAGACGAGAAATGCGCGGCAGACCCAACTTCAATCCCTCCTCGACAGCCAAGCGTCCGGCTCCCATACCGACCTTAATAGGACCATAAACAGCAGCGCCGAGGCCAACAGTCTGAGCTAAAATATCTCTGGCAGGGACATCGGGTAGTCTCTCGACTCGCGGTATCCACCACTTGTTCGGGGTGGGTTCTATCCCATAGTTGGGGAACATCAACTGTGCCTTGCCACGCCTCTTGTCCCAATACTCTACGGCTTCATCGAATACATTTTGTATCCTCTCCGCTCCGATTGGCTTGCCCTTCTCGTACCAGAGTTGACCGAGCAATGGAGATAGCCAGCGCAAGGTATTGCTTGCACCTACAGAGACGAGATATGGGATCTCCTCAGCGTATCTCTTGAACTCAGGATAGAGGCCGCTAATGTCTGGTAGCCTGAATTCCATGTCCGATACGATCTCAGGATCTACGTCCGCAGCGGGGGGAGTCGGCGCAGCGGCAGGGGTCGGCGCGGGGGTAGGACGCCGAGCTGTCGCTAAGAATCCTGGCGCTTCGGGCTCAGGCTCTTGAGTGACGGCCCTAGTTGGAAATCTTGGGAAGAGATCGCCAATGTTTGGCAGACCCACTGGCTCCTCTGCTTCTGGCAGAGTAGGAACCGGAGGCGGTTTGATCTTGACAAACTCATAGTCCGGCTCTCGTGTCATTTTGATAAAATTATATTCTTCTTCGGCCACTTTATCTCCTTACTTCTTGGCGGGTCCAATGCTATAAAGTTCGCCGTCTGATCCGTGGATTGTAATGTTCCCTTCGGCATCAGCTTCTATCTTCTCGACCTTCACCGGAGCCATCTTTGCGTTGAATTGACGCCTAACAGTGGCAAGGTCGGGACTCTTAGCTTTGGGCTTGGCTTTAGCCTCAGCCTTTGTCGGAGCGGGCGTAGGAGCTTTGCCAGTTAGCCTACTCTCCAGATCAGTAGCCAATTCAGCGGAGCGGCCACCCTTTGCCTTGGCTTTATCAATGATGGCCTGGGTCGCTTCATCTAGCTCTTTGGTCTTGGTAGTTGTCCCTTTCTCTGCAGCGCCAAAGAATCGCATGATTTCATCTCTGGATGGGTTCTGTTTCATAAAATTCTCAAACTTCTCTTGAAATTGACCCTTCTTTTGGTTCTGCATCATGTCGAGAACCTTATAGAGATGCTGCATTGGAACATCTGGAGTGGGTTCCTCAGCATATTTTTTCTGCGCCCAGGCTGTCAGGTCTATATCACCAGGACCTAATGGCATCTGAGCACCTGGACCCATGCCGCCACCCATCATCTGTCCGACTCCCATACCTTGGCCAGGAATTCCAGGCATCTGAGGGGCTGGACCCGCTGAGGCTGCGGCCTCCGTTTTCGGTTCTCCATGATAGATGGGATAGTAGTCAGTCGCTAGATCCGCTTGGAACGGTGGGCCTTTGGGCTCCGGCGGCTTGATACCTTTGGTTATAAGACCTAGAGCATCAGCTCTGCGCTTCGTATCCTCAAGCATCCTCAGTTTTTTCAGATGCTCAGGATCTATCACCATCCCACCTGGAGCACCATAGGGTACGCCAGGGCGATAAGGCGTGCCTTCCGTGCCTTCATGGACGATTACCTTGCCGATCCTGGGCGTCTTGCCCTTGAAGATCCCGACAGGCTCCTCGCGGGCGATACTCATTATTAAATCTTCTTTGAACTGTGCCGCTTTCTCTGCCGCTTGGCGATCCTCATAGTCCTGTATGCGTTTCCGGCGCAATTCGCCTTCTTTGAGACGAAATTGTTCCCACTTGTACTGGCGCTCATCCTCTTCTCTGTATCTTCTTTCTGCGGCCTTTTGCTCGCTTCGCTCCATAGCGCGGACATTGGCTGCATAAGGAGATACGACATTTCTAACGGCCATTTCCCCCCTCCTATTCTACTGGCTACAGCCAGCCCCAATTCCTAGCAGCTTGCTCCTTGTAGTAGCGACTAGAGCCAGGATAAAACTTGCTTAGTGCCATCTGTTGCGATGCGGTCAAGCCACTATAGCCAAAGCCCCCACCCATTGGTGAGAATGGTTGTCCAGGTAGATTGTATCGTCCCAATTGCCGCTGGAATCTGTTCCAATCTCCGGCTCCGCCAAAACCTCCCAAGAGTGATTCGAGCCCTGATTGTTTGAGCAATTCCGGCGAGAAACCCGTGTACTGGAAGAGCTGCAACATGGCTTGTTGCTGTCTCGCCTTCATTTGCTCTTCGAGCTGCTGTGCGAATTGCTGCTGCTGGATTGCAGTTTGCTCTCGTGCCAAATTGATTTTGGCTGCATACTCTTTTTCTTGCTGTGCCAGCCTTTCTGCCGTTGATGCAGCCGTAGCTCCCGCCTGTCCCATAGCTTGAGCCCAGGGCTCTATGCTCTGGAGGGCTGTCAATTGTGGATTGACTGTACCCATCCGCTGCATCTGCGTCTGCAATGCCTGAGCTTGCTGCGCTCTCTGCTTTCTGATGTCGGGCATGAGTCGCGCCAGCTCTCTCTGGTACAGACTTTCCTGTGATGATGGTACATACTGCTCATAATCTACGGCCATCTCTTGTTACCCCCTTTCGCCAGGGCCTATTGCCTCTTGGCCCTTCTGGTGTTTTGAAAAATTCTATGTAGTAACTACACTCCGAACATTCCTCTAGTCTCATCCGGCCTGAAACTTTTGTTTCGCATCTTGGCATGTCAACACCACCCATTTTTGCTCCACACTCAGGGCAATTCTTGTCTATCGGTGGCAAGGGTGGTGGATCACCGGATTTTGCAAGGTTTCTGTCCTCTATCTCTTTCGCTCTTAACTGAGCTAGTATTCTCTGTTTCTGTTGCCGTACTCTTCTGGCATCATTTATGAAATCTCTGAGAGCTGACTCCAATTCGTGGCAACAATCAAAAGCCTCAAGGAATTGCTGCACAGAATGGAGATGCAGGGGATCAAAAGACTTAACAAAATTTTCAAAATTTCTGCCATTGATGATTGTCATGTGCAGTTGGCCTTCCACTCATAGAGCGTGTACCCACGACCTGTCTCTCCAGTGTGTGTCCTTGCCTGGAACACCCACATAAAATCTGCGGGTCCACAAATAGCCAACTTGGAGCAGCCGCATGGCAAGTCATAGTTAAAGTTGCACGGATCAGTGGAATAGAAATAGGTTTCCTTTTCCCATTCCGTGCCGTCCGCCCAACTCCAGCCAGCGCAACAAGCTACCCAAATATCATCGTACTTATAGCGGCCATTGGTGCATGGACCACAGCTACTTCCTGGTACATGACTAGAGGTGCTACATCTGCCAGCGGCCAGGGGATACCACTGGTCAAACCATGAACCAGGACAAAAGCCGGAGATGTCTGGACTCCTTATCTCTGCAATCTCAACCCAACTTGGTGATGGTTGCGGATCTCCATAATGATTTATGCGAACGCTCTTGTAAGCCTTTACGTCACAGCCCTCGTTCTGATCGACAACCTGGATCTCGAAGGAGCCACCAGCATCACTAGCGACATCTACATAAACATAGTCTCCCTCGTCAGTTATCGTGGCTTCCAAACGGTCATTGCAATTGGAGTTAGATGAGACGTAAGCCTTGGCCCCAGGACATGCTGGAATGATGTCGCCCTTATAGGTATTGCCTGGGTTTGTAGTCTCTGGCCCATAAATTTCCATATCCTTGCTGCAACACTCGCATTGGATCTGGATTCTGGCTTCGTCGTAACAATCATTCCAAATGCTACTTACAGAGATAACTACCTCATCGCCATGACAGCACTCTGGAGCCGTCCATTTTGCACCAACGACTGTCCCTTGATCGAGATCGCCCGCACTTGCCCCCCAAACTAACACCCAGGCTCCTGGCGGGACCGCGCAGCCATGTACTTCATGGATCGTCCTGAACCAGAATGATCCTCCACACTCGATTACTGATGGATAGTCACGAATAATTTCTATAAAACCACAACCATCCTTGGCACTACATGGGCCTATCTCTCCAGGCGGGGGATAATCGACCCAAGGGGGCCAGGGGAGCATGTCTGGAAAGTCCCATTCATAAGATTGGTAAGTATCATCCTCTTCATTGTTCTTGAGATAGGGCTGATCGAATTCACTCTGAGGGATTTCACGGCCCTGGACTTCGACCTTATCTCTACGCCGCCGCACATCGCCATATTCTCGATCTTCATAGATATAATTTTTCTTGGTTATATCTTTCATAGATCGCTGCGGTCCCTATCCCAATTGGTGGTGTAGCCGTAAGGAATAAAGGGGCGGTTTAAGCTGCGATGCCTGATCCTGAATTTGGCCGTCTGTTGACCTTCCCACTCTTTCAGCCGCCACTGGACATCGGCCTTGGTCTTGCCTAGTTCGGTCTGCTTAACCTTTCCCGCTGGCTGTGCCGTCTTGGAGGCATCTGGATACTCATCAAGTTCGATCATGCCGCCCACCTGTGATTCGACTACTAAGCTGAATACTCTTTGTTTCACTCCTTCCTCGTAAGCCGCCCACATATCGGCAGTAATCATAAAGGCGTCTATGGCGACAGCGACGCCTTGGGCATTAACGTCCTGGTCGCCGTAATTGAGACGATAGTATTTGCCAGAGGCATGACCGCCAGCGACTAGGTAAAATCGCTTGTTAAATGCAGAGAGGATGCAGGAAATGTCTGTCCCGTAACTGTAAATTCCGTACCACATCGTTGGCACATGGAGCGCAATGATCTTGTTAGGCGTAGTTTGACCCGCCCCGCTATAGATTATCCAGTGAGCGCACTGAGTCTCAGGATCGTATTCGCCGTAGGTCTTGTCGGCATAGTCTGGATTTATGTAATCTGCGTGATTTGGATTGAAGAAATTGTCGATGTCGGGTGCGGAAATTAGCCACCACTTGATGCCGTCAAACATCCAAATTCCTTGAAAAAACCAGGCCAGAGTGACTTTGTATTTGCCTTGCGAATCCCTCACTCCGGTTTCGATGCTGACGGCGGACATGGGGGCATCTATCCCCACAGTCGCACTCATTCTCATCCTGCCATAGCTGGAAGGAGAATCGCCCTGCAGCATCCACATCTCACGATCAGCCCAAATCACGAGCTCATTAAAGAAGGGCAGAGCTCTTCGCAGCGGACGTTCTCCGAAGTAGATGTAGCCTGAGTCGGCTCCATTGAAAGTGTTGGGCAGACTCGACGCCGAATACCTCATGGCATTGGCCGCGCCTCGCGGCGCTAACTGCCACGCTCTGCGCTTCCAGCCTACTACGCCGTAGCAATAGGCTGGATCTTCGGCGGCTGGCACTCCCTCAATGTAGTAAACTCCAGTAGGATCACTCGTTGTTCCTGTGGCGTTATAGAGCCGATACCAGTAGAGGGCCAAGAGATCCTGGCCTATGACCACTGGCTTCTCATCAGTGGGCGAATCCCACGCGAGATAACCACTTTGGGCATAACTGGTGCTGCCTGTGTTTGTCGTGTCGGTGAATGTTCCAACACTGGTCCATGCGCCAGTATCCTTGAAGTAATGGATTGCGCTTATAGGAGAGGTATTCGTGTTCTTGTCGTCATTGATCGACAGGATTATGTGACTTACTGGCTGAGAGAATCCCACATAGATATAATTAGAAAGATCAACACCCCCGAAGTTGGCTGCATCTACTGTGGAGATGCTATTCACCTGGGCGGTGTAATCTTCATAGGTTGTTCCGCCATCAGTGGAAACCTTGCAGCCTTGACAGCCTATGTATTGGCCGTCCCAAATGTTCTTCAAGTTATTCCACGGGCTATGTACTGTTATGGCACTGACTGTCACATCGGAATCGAGGGCGGCGTCGAAAGTTATCTGGTAGGCGAATCCAGGCAATCCCTCAATGAACGTCTTGATCTCATCTGTGGCGACTGTCCAGGTTACAGCACCACTCTGGCCCAGGCTGGTATTGCCACCCGTTTCAGTACCGTCTGCGATGCTAAGGCTGGTCCAGCTACCATTGTATTTCTTTACAGTCATTGCTGAGGCATTGCCGTTGACAGTGGCCATAGTGAAGGTGATCTTATTGAGTGGCTGGTCTGCCAGCACATAGATTTCATCGCTGGTCGTCATGGAACTCAGGCTCATAACCGAGCTGGCATCGCCGTCAGTACACTCGTCGTACCAGTTGATGTAGTTTCCAGTACCATCGTCGTAGAAATAGACACCCGTGGGCCTATGTTCTTCTCCTCGCCAGATCAAGAATTCCTTGTTATTCGCGGCGATCACGGCGTCTTGCACTTGGGCAAATTGAGTAACGCTGCAGCCAGCGGTTAGTGCTTGATCCTCGCTCCAGGTCGTCGGGCTACTGTCCGGCGGCAGCTCACTAGCCCTCATAATGCGCTCTCCGTTGCTTGCGTCGTATGTGTGCGCGAGGATATAATTGCCACCTTCATTTAGCTGAGTGAATTGGAACAAGCTCTTAAATCCCAGGTTGCTGGCGACAGCAGAAGTCGTAAGCTCTCCCTGGCCTTTCCTCTGTTTCCACTGGAATCCAGGCTGCATATTTTGGGTATCGGAAAGCTCATCTTCTTTGAGCAAATAAGAGCTAATACCTTTAATCATCTGCCCGAAGAGCTTGCTAAATTTGCCAGAAGTGCGCTTAATCATGTCTTGACTCCGCTATCGTGGATAGGTGAATCCCAATCCACTTTCGTAATGCTCCCACTTTATTTCCTGGCGGAAGTGCCTTGCCCCTGCGTCTCGCGTTGTGTCGATGTCGGCCATCTCCATAATGATGTCGTCCTTAATCCTGGCGATCATATCTGTGTCTTTCATCGCATTGGCCAGGATCTTGGCCGAGAGGAGCACCAGGAGCCGCTCGTAGTCATAGCCGAGATCCGTCTCATCCGAATCGGCGGACAGATTGCTAGGCCATGCCTTATAGAGAAGATGCAGGAGATTGGGAGTGATGGTCGTCTTATTTGGCCACAACCAGATCCGTGTCTTGTCATTGTAGAGCCCCATCTCCCACGGATCGCCCGTAGATTTGGAATACATCAGGACTTCCTGAATGTGCTGGCGTCCCAGGCCGATCCTGCTTGTGCCGTTCATGTAATATGCGGCGATAAGATTTTTGAGATCCGTAGGAAGGTTCTGGCCGATGTTGAAGTTGTTGGCTGTGTAGGTCCCATTCACATCACAGGTAGCCCCGCTAGTGCCGCCAGTTAGCTCCTCGTTGTCCTCGAACAGGGCTGTATTATCCAGGTCGCCACTGGCATCCTTATGATCCTCGACCACGAGGAAATCAGCAGCGACATATTCGACAACGGCGGTGTAACTGTTAGTCCCTCCGGTGACAGTTTCCCCCACTACGAAGGTCCCTGAGACGTTATCGACGGCCACCTTGCTCTGGACCTTAATATCCTGATGGACATCGGTTTTCTCGATCCCCCCATACTTTCGAGCAACCTGTTTTTGTGCTTGGTTGATGGCGTCCCTGACCTCAGAATTGGTGAAACGGGTATGGTCAAGACCCTTCTGTGCATGACGGCTATAGATGTAGATCACATCGTTATTGTCGTAGTCATTATTCTGACCACCATCTATTGAATCGGTGAAGAGCTTGTCATTTGTGCCGCCAGCACTACTGGTTATCGCCCTGATCGTAGCAAGAGAGCCGCCATCGCTTACGTTGTAGATCACATCACCTACGGCGACGCCATGATTCACGAAATTCTCCGATGAATCCTGAAAGAAATCCGTGCGATTACTGCCACCGTCATGGGCGAAGGTGGTGCTCGAATCGGGTATGCGCTCAGGAGCAGGATCGTCAACCTCTTGGCGGACATACTTCCTCAGAGTTTCTAGCGTTGCTCCCATCTTTCCCTCCAAATTAAAGGGCGGGTTTCCCCGCCCGATCTGTTACCAGCCGATAGCGAATAACCGCTGATACTGCCCGTTGGTTATTGCCGCCGTTAGGGTGATCGTTGTTGATGTAACTGCCATCCCAAGGGCTGCGCCATCGTCGATGTCTTGGAGCCACGCGAATTGAATTTTTGCAAGGCCAATATCTGTATTGGCAATGGTCGTGTCTGAGCCATCGCCAGCTACTTTTGTGATCGTGAGGCGCATGTCGCCCATGTGGGTCATTTTCTCGATTGTATATGTGTTTGCCATTTCATTTCTCCTTTACGCTTTGTTTAGCGCCTTCCACTATGCGCTTTCTGGCATAGATAACAGCCTGTTCATCTATTTCCTCTACCGCCTTCTCGCCACTGGATTGGCCGAATTGTCTCCACTCATCGGGCCAGCAACGAGCATCATGGTAGTGAGGGCTCTTGATTCGTGTGTCTAGGTGGACATGGTATCCATGTTCCTGAGCCAGTTCGCAGAAGAAGGTGTCCTCCGTCTTGAACGGGGCCTTTCCGTCCGCTGTCTCGAATCCCTCTATCTCGTAAAACTGAGTCTGGAACCAGGGATAGGGTAGATTCTCAAAGACCTCGCGCCTTATCATCATGCAGCCAGTACCGAGCATCCCCCTGTGAGATCCGCCGTAGGTGGTGAGATCAATAAGGCCAGCACTGAGAAACATCAGGCTATCGCTCGTGTAACCGTCCTCTGCATAGAGAGCCATGCCAGCAACGGAACGCATCTCTGGCTCCTTGCGATAGTAAAGGCCGGAAAGGATATTGATGTTTGGATCTTTCATGTCCTCCATGAAAAGGTCAAAGGCATCGGGGAAGAGGCCGTTGTCGTGATCCCAAAAGAAGAGGAAGTCACAGTCAGTCCGCTTGAGAAAGGTAGCGGCAATGACATTGCGGTTGACCTCTATGTAGATGCCATTTTGGAAAATGACTTCAAAGTGATAGGCAGACCAATCTCGCCCACCCATCATGTGAATGAGCGAGATTGGCTGCGCTAGATGCACCTTGAAGCTACCTGTGGCAATTCCGATAGCTATTCTGTGCATGATGCTCCTTACGAATAGAGGCGCAAATGGATCGTGGTGTACTTGGTATCCACGCCAGCAGCTCCGATGTTGCTACCGACGATGGGATAGGCGTACTTCGCCCAATCGTTGGTTGCGGCTGTGATTGCAGCCACAGAGCCAGCGACAGTGCCGAGCACCACCATGATCCCCAAGGGAATAGAACCATCACAGAGACAGGTTGCAGGACCGAAGGTCTGCAGCCAGAAATAATAGCCGCTGGTTACAGCGATCAGCGGCACTCCGGCAGCGCCATTTTCCTCAGCCGCACTGTGCGTCACCTTGTAGAAGGGGTTCGGCAACAGATCGGCTTGGCCTGTGGCCAGCAGAGCTGTCTTGATCGGATCGTACAGGGTTAAGGTTGATGTCCCTGTGGTTTCAGTGGTCGCGGTGTTCTTTCTGATCTTGAAAGTCTGACCAACACCGCCCGTCTCACGGGTTGAGATGTAGCCCTCAGCGTACATATTGGCGGTAACTGCCGTGGTATTCACCGTGACAGTTATTTCTTTGTCGCCAGCGGACTGAGCTGAGGTATCAACATCTTCATGGCCGGAAGGCGGGGCAGTTGAGATGCACATCTTACCAGCGGCCAGCGTGCCACCAGCCAAGGCATAGTGAAACACTCTGCCGTCAGCCAACTGCATCCTGGTCCCAAGGGCGTGCTTCGCGGTTGCAGACTCCTCGAAGATCCCCTGCTGAATGACAAGACCAGTGGTTTTCTCAAACCCATACTTGCTTCCAGATCCCATAGTAATTCTCCTTTAAGCGTAGGGACGGTTCGTGCCGCCCCTCTCCGCCAGTTGTTTGTTTAGGTCAGGTTGCTGTGCTTGCGATGGCTGTTCCTCCGTGTGCAGATCATGTTGCCTTTCCACAAAATCTGCATGGACTTGGTTGCCTGATTGGTGGGGACCTTCCAGGCCGTCCTGACGAACTGACCAGACCTATGGACAGCAAAACCCCAATGCCTGTCGTTCATGGCATAGGCGTAACCGGAGGGGCATTTGCCATCGCTGAATATCTCAGCCTGGTCCAGCATGTAAACGCCATCGAATCCAGCTTTTGCCGCCCTGGACGACACAAACCTTTGCTGAGTCTGGAGCTGGTTCAGCCAGCTATCGAGCAGAGCATCGGTTGTGACAATCAGGTTCGGCTTGTCATTCACTGAATCGCCAATTTTGGCGTCGGTACGCATGGTGCGAAAGACGGCAGAGGTAGCGGGCTCCGAAGTTGTGGTAACTCCGGCACTCCAGCGGCTCATATCGTCCTGCGCGATTGATCCATACGCGGTTGATGTGGTGGTGTTGAAAAGCGCCTCCAGACCATCTAGGTCCTTGTTCTCATTGCCTGTCCCGTCCGAGTACAGGCCGTCCGCAAGGTCGTCCCGAATGGATTCCTGAGCGTTTTCCAACTTGGTTACGACCATGTCCACCTCTTCTTCGGGGCCAGCGTTCTCCAGCTCCTCAGTCCAGATGATGGTCACGTTGACGTAGTAGTGTTTCCAATCGAACAGCGCCGAATTGATGATGTCCTTGCGGGCAATATCAAACTGATCCGCGCCGTCGAAGGAGCCACCCGTTAGCCGATCATAGGTTAAGGGGACCTTGATCTGCTTGCCGCCAGAGGGACGCTGCTTCGGGTTCCTCAAGGCTCGATAGATGAGCCAGTTAGAGAGGAAATACTGATCGAAAGCTCGTCCACCATCTGAAATAAAATGGTCGCGGGTAACAGACTCAAGCTCCGAACGGGTAAGGGCCATAATTTAACCTCCTATTACCACCGCTCTCTTAGCCTTCGGAGGCGGTCTGCAAGGACGGCCCTCCGGCCACCGTGCTGTGCGGTATCTGCCAGCTCCGGCGGTACGGCGGTAGAGGCCCCCGCTTGAGGTCCAGTGCTGGTTGCCCCATCTAATACCTGGGCTCCCTGCTTGGCCCTCACAGCTTCAAGGGTCTTTTTGCGCTCGTCCTCGCGTATTTGTTTTTCTAGTTCTTCCCTTGCCGACTGTTGTTCTTCGGAGCCCTTTTTCGCTTGGATGGCATGGAAGGCCGAGATTGCGTTATGGATAGGATTCTTCTGAATAAACCGCGAAATCTCGCCAGATGAAACCATTGTCATAAAATCGGGATTTTCCTCAGCAAATTGCTCAATCCCCTTGGCAATGGCCTCTTCCTGAGCCCTCTGTGCAGCTTCCTCTCGAAGTCTTGTCAGGGCCTTGGACTCTACACTTTCACGAAGTCCACTCAGAAATGCTTTTGGCGATCTCTGGAAGTCCTCGATGATTTCCTCTTCACCTTTGGAGAGGATCTCGTCGAAAGGATCTTTCTCAGGCTCAGGCACGGGCTCAGGCTGGCGCTGCGGGTATTGGAATTGTCCCATCATCCGCATGTGAGCATCGTACTGGTCGATGCGCTTGGCCTGGTCCTCCATAGTCCCTTTGGCTTGTTGAAGTTCTTGCCGCAGGGCATCCCTTTCCTTAATCATCTCTTGCCATCTTGGATGCTCATGGAAAGGGGCTTTTGCGTCAGGCTCCTTTGGCTCTTCCGCGATTAACTGTCCCTCGTCGTCCGACTCATCATCCGTTTTTAGCGGGTCGTCACCCGTATCGTCGTCGAGGTGGTCGTAATCATCTAGGTCGAGGTTGTGAGTTCCTAGTTCGTCGGCGGACGGCCCGACACCAGCTTGAGCATCATGCTCACGAAGGTCTTTAGCGTCTCTTTCGTCGTCATGTTCCATGATTCTTTCCTCCATCGGACATAAAAAAACCGCCAGCAAGTGGCGGTCTGTCCAGGTTGTTGAGAGTTAAGTTCTACGGCGGCGTGCCAAGCCGTTGGGCAGCCTCTTTCCTCCGGTCTGTTTCGGCTTCGGCAAGTCGCCTGTCAGCCTCTTTACTAAGAAATCGCTGCATCTGAGCTGGTGTGTATCCAGCGGCTTTCAGAACGGCCATTTTGCGCTCTACACTTCCACTAGGTTTGGAGAGATCCAACTGTCTCTTTGTTGGTTTGGGCTTCTGCTTCTTCGCTGGCTTTGTTAGCCTAGTTATCTTAGCGGCCTGTGGGACCCCCGCAGCTTTCAATACATCAGCTCGTGTAGATGGGTCATTGATTTGACTCATTACTCGTTCTGTAAAGGACTTCTGCGCTGGTCCCAGGCCCTTGTCGAGGAGACTACTTTGGCCCACCCGCGTCTGAGGGGTAGCTTTCTTTATCGTCTTATTTCGCGTAGTTGCCTGGACTTCTCCGTTCACTTTTTGCCCCCTTTCTTTTTCGAGTTGTCGTAAATGCCAAAGCATTTTCCGGCAACTTGGCGAGTGGGGCGATTGTCTCCCTCGTGGCGCAAATACTGGATGCAGCGTGAGACAAACTTGCCCCTGTTTTCTCCTGCTTTTGGCGTCGGCATAGCTCCCTCCTCTCCTAGAATCTTTCTAAGTATTCTTTTCTGCGCTCCTGCACTCTTGGATGAGGATCTGCGTACTCTCTCTCAATGTGAGCCCTTGCTTGCTCTCTAGTGGAAATATACTCTTGCTTACCTTTCTGCGCGAATTCCAGATCGTTTAAGTATCCATTGACAGAGCGTATCCAAGAGGCGTCGCTTCGCTTTACCCCTCCATGACCGAGTGTTATTAGCCTACGCATTTGAGTGTGGCATTTGTCGCAGCGTGGCTTTTCATCCATGCCAGTTGAGAGTTCGACCTGAACCATGCAATTCGTACATTCGTAATCGTATAGCGGCATTAGCGGCTCCTTACATGGCTATCTGAGCTTGTTCGCCCTGCAGTTCTTTTACTTGCTGGACGTAAGCGTTATAGGTAGTCTCATCCATATTGGCTATTTCTTGGACTGTTTGCATGACTCTAGGATCAACGCCTAGATTCTGCATCCTTTCGATCAGAGGCCCGACTATACCCATCTCCATTCTCGCGGTGACTTCGGCACGATCCGGCCACTCCAGGGCTTCAAGCAATTCCCTGATGTCGATAGCTCCGAGCTTAAAGAGATCCATAGCCTCTTCTCTTTGCTGTAACCTGGACACTGGCATGGTAGATCCACTAACGACTTGGAAATAAATCGGGGCAATCGACTCCATTCCCACCAGGGACCCTCTCACAGGTAGGCCATTTTCCTGCAAATAATAGAATCTCTGCTCTGTGTACCAGTTCTGAACGTGGGAGATAAACATTCTGCCGCGATCACGAATCATGCGCCCGTAAGTCCTAACTTTGCCCCTGATAACTGTGTGCATATTTTCTAGGATGGCTGCGATTGACTTATATGCGAGGCGTCCTTTCATTACCTGGGGATCGGTGAGATCGAAAGTCCCTGCTATCTTGTCAAAAAGCTCCCGATACACTGTGAGGATGCGCTCTATGTCATTCTGTACGGGCGGACTGTCCATGTAACGGATCGCCTTGGCAACGATGCTATTCTTGGGATTGACTATCCTGGCTGCATTGCTGAAATCGGAATTGGGAACCATTGTGTCTTTCGGGTTAATGAGCGGGGATCTGGCCAAGCGATCTTTCATGTAATTAAGCTGACTTAGGCACTTGTCGATCTCGATATTTATCTGTTCCAGTTGTTCTATCGCAGCATAGCCCCACGGACTGACGGGATCTCTCGTGGATGGGGTGAGCGTGAATGGGAATCTGCCGAAGAGGAAAGTCTGCGATGTTTTTTCTACTGGCAAGGCATGGTTGATGCTTGGATTTGGCCTGTCCGACAGTACGACATCGCCACCGTTGCAAGTTGTAACGCAGCGTATATAGCCAGGATATTTGGGCAACCTTTCCAACATGGCTGGCTGCAATGTTTTCAGTTCACCCGACGACAGATCCAGACTGTGAATCGCCTCTTTAGTTTGGGCAGTTACAAGTGTGTAGTCTTTTACCCATATTTCGAGGATAAGAACATCATCGCCTCGTCCCATTACGCTCAACATGGCAGGATTGCCTTCCAGGTAGGCGCGGTCACGAGCATAATCCCCGAAGTGTGAACGAGGCACTGGTCTTGCAGATCCACCCACTATCTCTTGTCTTTTCTCACCGAGATCGGCTTTCCATTCTTCATCCGCCTTAATCTCTTTCTTCATGTGAGGCCATTTGCGACGAGCTTGATTGATTGGCATCGTGTAGTAGTGAAGTGCAGCTTCCCATTTCTCTGGCCTTCTCTCATTGAGGGGCCAGAAACCGAAATTGTGAGGATCGACTACGATAGTCTCAGCCTCACCCAGGCCATTATTCAACGCCGGATTGAATATGACCTTCTCGATAGTGGCTCCGTGAACCTCAGCCATCTTGACAGAATCTCCATAGATGTCCTGTTGCTCAGTTTCACTCCACCAGTACCTCGCTATGTTATGGAGCTTATCCGCAATGTCGTCATTCTCACCGACCACATCGAATGTGGGATTATTGTCGGTAAGAAGGTTGACAGTCCGCTCTATGTGAGCGTTGACGAGGCTGATGGATGCCAAAGGGATCGGCGCTGATGCGCCGGATCTCCAGTGATGGTTGCGATACATCTCATAGTTCCGATGCCATTTCTCTGGTAGGCGCTTTTTGTGCTTGTCCCTGATTACTGCATCGAGAATGGCGAAGGCAGCGTGGCCAACGTGCTCATCCTTTTCCGGCGGGATAAGACAATTGACTTGCTGCTTTTCCTTCTCATCCAGGTTAGCTGCACCACTATCCGGCGTTCTTCTAACCTCTACAATGGCCATTTCTGTCAACTCCTATCTTTCTTCCCTGGTTGTTTGAATACCCATCTCGTGTGACACTGTGCCGTCGCATACACATTGCCACTTGAATGTTCGAGAATGGGTTCTCGACCACAGCCACAGGGACAGAGCTTGATTCCTTCCTCCACCTTGGGCTGCGCCCTTACCGTGTATTGCTCTGCCTGTCCGTCAATCACAAGCGTATTAGCCTCCTCTTCCCTGCCTGGAATATGAGGAATGAATAAATGAGCATCTCCGCCTTCTGACATGGGACAGACTAACCCCTTACCAGTTGCATCGGGCTCTGGCATTATCCAGTGATCGCAGCCTACTCTCCTCTGAAACATGGAGCCCTTGAGTGGTATATCCAGCTCTTTCACCTGGGCGTTAGCGATCCACCGCCTACACATGGCGCAAGCGATTTTAAGTACCCGATGTTGCTCTTGGAATTCCTGAACCTCTTGTATTAGTGCCATTACATACCCTCATAAGGTCTAGCCCTTGCCATTTTGTCCAGCTCCGCATCGGTGTAGCCGCCTTCTTCTGGCGATAGCAGCGCCCTTTCAAATATATCTTCCTCTGGCGGCTTCTCGTTTGGCTTAAAAAGGATTGGGCCTTCAAAAGTTCTTTCACCACGGGTCTTTCTTCCCAGGATGAATCCAAAAAGAATCAAGACCAGGGCGAATACAATGCCAATACTCACTAAAATCCCTGCCCCGATAACTTGTGGTGCAATCATAGTAACCCCGCAAATTCGTCCTCGAAGTAGATCATGTCTCCCATGTCCTCTTTCATTCGTTTAAGTGCGAAATTCTGCCAGGGATCTTGTTCCACTGGCGGTTTTTCTGTCGCCTCGATCCATTTCTGCTGCCATGTTTTCGGTGCTGTTTTCTCGATTTCTGGATAGTAATCTGCGAAAGCAAGCATCAGAGCTTCCGCTCTATCTGGCGACCTAATTCCCTCCTTTTTCATGCGTTGCTTGCTCCAGATCAAAATTCTGCCACGCGAATCCAGTTCGTATCGTAGCGATGCCAGTTCGCGGATCAGGATTTTGTCATTCGGTATGCTGATATGGCCAGCCTCGAAATACTCCCTGAGCTGCCAATAAAGCTCAGATCGCTTGTTCACATAGAGAGTGGGATCACTCGTTGCTTCACGAACGTCAATTCCCATAACATCTATGCCTTGCTCCATGAGCCTCTCAAACACACCTATTCCCACACCACAGACATCAATCCTGATAAGTTCCGGCGGTATGGGCTCACGCCTCTTAGAAAATTTGCCATTCTCAATTCCTCGACGAGTCAAGCCAGCGATCCGGCCAGCAGCCTTCATGCTCTCTTCTTTTTCAAAGGCGACCAGACCCATTACCTTTACGCCCTTGACGAAACAAAAAACTGTATCGTTGTCGCCTCCGGCAGCTATATCCACCCCCACTGAATCCACTACCCTGTGCGATAGCGGCTTGATGTATTCAATCTGGCGATCAACCGCCGCCTCGATCCAAGGCAATGGGATAACAGTATTGTCGTCCTCGATTGGAAACTCACCGAGCACATGGACGCGGTAGAAATTAGATGTCTTACCACCAGGACGGTCAGCCATGTTGTCGAGCCACTGTCTGTTCTTGCTTACCAGTTCTGATTCTTCACTGTTGAAATGAAAAATCTTCCAGGGCTTGTCGGCATATTCATGGTGAGTGGAGTAAAAGTAGCCGATAGTTCTGGTAGGGTTGCCCACCAGGAGGGCTTTATTGCCTACATCAGTCATGGCTCCTTCCATGACATCGAATATCTCGTCCGGCACACCACTAGCCTCATCGACTACGAACATCATGTTCTTCTCGTGGAAACCCTGAAAACTCTCACTGGCTTCCTTCCTGGCTGTCCTGGCGACGGCGAACCATGTTCCTTTGTGTTCTTTATGAAACACTCTGTCGGTGGTCATTTCAAACTTGTCGGCAAAATAAGGGTCCATATTGCGATGCTGCTTGCCCAATTCAGCCCAAAGCACATCACGGAGCTGGTTCTCAGTGGGGGCCGTGCAGGGAATACGGCAGAAAGGCCGCGTGATAATGTACCACCAGATGATCTGAGCCAGCCCCGTAGTCTTGCCGATACCACGACCAGACCGCGCACTGACATGATCGTTCTCGAAGATGGCTCTCGAAAGCTCGATTTGCTCTCGCACGGGCTCCATGTGCAATACTTCCCTGACGAATCTCACTGGATGATCGACGTAGGGCTCGATTTTGAGCTGGTACAGGAGGTCAGGATCTCTTTTTTCGAGAATGGCGTCGATCAGGGATAGCTCTAACTGGTCTATCCTTTCCAGTTCCGACGGTGATAGCATTTCTTCGGGCGACAAGTTTTTCAATTTCTGACTTCTCCAGGTCTTGGACGATTACCAGGACATTTTGATCCACCTGAATGTCCGTTTTGATTGTCTGTTCCTTGGGCTCTTTGCGCTTGATGATCTCTTGGATGATATACATAATCATCGAGCGATCCCGCAGCTCTATGGCTTCGGCCAGTAGCACTCTGAGTAGATCCCAGGAGTGTTCGAGAAGTTCCTTGGGAACAGTCAAGCCTGTAAGCTCACGAAGTTGAGCAGAAATCCTGTCGAAATCAGCACCGCTCTTCTCGATCACTTCCTTTATGCGAATCTGATCTATGAGAGCATCTTCGATAAAAGCTGTAGCTGCCATCCCAAGGGCCTTAGACTGATTCGCCTTTCCTCTTTTTCCACCTGTAGGCATTAGCCAGTTCCTATGTGAAAGATGATTCTTGCCCCTGCGCTGTAGCTCCCGCCCGCTACGTTCAAGCAGGGACGAATTGGGAGCCCACCGAAGGTCTGTTGATATGGCCTACTATCCCAGGTAGCTTGCGCTGCTATGTCCACATCTATCTGGAAAATGACGGGTCCAGTGGCACTACCTTCCCTAATCGTACATTTGTCGGTAATAGCTGTAGGAACAAAGGTAATGCTCATCATCGGTATTCCAGCCGCAGCTTGCTCAGGCCATAGATCCGCTGTGACGAAATCGGTATCAATGGCACTCAGGGTTACAAAAGCGCCAGCTCTCCTTACTGTATTTGCCATGACTTTACCTCCTAGTAAGTTTCGTAATAGACTATGCACTCATAATTCGTGCCGGATTCCTCGTTGAAGTAAATCCCATTTGGACAATGGACCAAGAACGTGAACATGACACCATTCAGACCAAGTGCTGCAGCATCGTAGGTAGCGGACGGCACAACTTTCTGATCGCTTGAGCTCGTTCCATTGTGGCAACTGAATCTCACGTTATTGATCCCATCCGTGCCAAGCAGCACACCTAGCAGATTGGCGCGATTGGCTTCCACTGGACCCGATGTTGTCATTTCTTTCACTCTGGCAAGTCTCATGCTCTCCTCCAGGCATAAAAAAAGGGGTAATGCCGTCCGGCTATTACCCCCTTTAGAGGTTATTACCCTATTTACTTACCTGATTACCAAGGCCAGTTAGCAGCGAAATCCATCCATCTACTGAGCCTATTGATGAGTTTGCTATCTTCCTGGGCCTGGGTCCACTCCAGGCGAATGGCCTTTATTTCCTCTCTTAACTCCTCGAACGAATCAAGATCCCCCTCAACTGGCCGGAAATGGCCAGCCATCTGCCATATATCCCAAACTCGCCAGCGAGGAGCAACGTCATGGCCTTGCTGAACCAGCTCATACATCTTTTCAATAGCTTGCTCGACCTGTTTTCTTCCAAGATAATGTGGTCTGCGCCTTATGATAAGGTGAACGGGCTGCTTCTGATTGGCAAACCATCGGACCAGTTCTTCATTCATTCGATTAACTCATTAAACCGCTTTAGCAATGTGTTGATAGCATTGTTCGTCTTACCCTGGCCTTTAAATGCTATCTGCTCATCCCGCCAGTAACGTGCCATAGTACACGGGAGATCCTGCAGCCATCCCTCATCCCACCATTTGCCATGCACCATATAGACTTGCTCTTCTGTGCCTGAGAGTAGCAGTTTTTCCTTCTCGAACACAGCCGTCTCAGGCTTCATGTGCCAGTGATGGATACCAGTAAAACAGTAAGGCGGCATACAGATCATCTTCTCATGCTTGCCCATCTTGATTCCCAATATATTTAAATAGAGGAAATCATCCCAATGGTCAATCCGCCTAGAGATATAGAGCTCTCCGAACCAATCGAAATTGCGAGGATCTATAAAGATTGGTACGCTCGTATGGATCTTGGTGTAAGGAAATTCATCGACTCCCAATGGACACTGATACTTTTTCTGATAATCCTTGTTGAAATTGATAATCATGCCATTGGAGCCCGTCACAATCAGCCCCTTGGATGCTGCCAGGAAAAAGACATCGACATTCGCCTCTATCCACATATCGGCGTCGAGGAGACAAACGGCTTGATATTTATGTCCAAGCTCACAGATGATGCGAAATCTCTCTATGGCTGTGGCATGGACCTGATGATCGCCTTCACTGTTGACGATTTGCACCTCGAAGGGATACTGCTGTGTTTTTTCAATGAACGACTCAGGCAACCTAAATGAGATCAGGACCACAGTATGCTCGTTCTTGATCTTCTTTAGACTATTGAGCATGGCGGTGACGCCAGGGATATAATTATCACTGGCCGCAACAAAAAACGCATAATTGGAGCTCATTATCCTTACGCTGCCTTTCTTCTCCTCCCTGCCGCTGCCATCTCCTGAAACCTCTTCTTGCCGTACTTTTTCCGGCCAGCAGCAGCAGCTACGGCTGCGGGATTCTTTGCGCCACCAGCCCTCGCTGAGGCTTCAACGGCCTTAAATCTTTCCCCGCTACCCAAAGGAGCAGACTGTTGGACCTTTTTTTGATGTTCTCTAGCTGCTCTCCGCTTTTGGAGATTAGCCGCCATCTTCTTGATTTTTTTCTTTCTCCTCGACATTTTGTCCCCCTCTAGGAGCCTCATAAAATCTGCAGTATCCCTTATATGAGCTCCATTGTTTCATTGGTCGCCAGCCCGCCTCTTCGAGCACAGCTACCTGTCCTGCTTCTGGATCGTGCATATAGATGTAGTCGTCCACATGCCCTATGGCATGGGCCGCTTCCCTCTGACGAGCTCCCGAAAGCTGCGGTGCATCCACCAGGCCGAAATTAAACCGCTGATCCAGTGGCGGAGGTCCCTCATTTTCCTGATACGCATGAACATTCTTATGAAACCGCTTGCACATATCAGCGTACCATTTGGCTGGTTCATAGCTCGTGACCTTGTATCCTTCGAGCAGTAGCAGCTCAGTAGAGAGTCCCGCGCCGTTTTCGATGATTCTTGTTTTCTCAGCCAGTGGATAATGCCTGAGCAAAAATCTTTTTAGCTCAATCCAGTGGGGCCTGTAGATTGAGCGATTCCCCCACTGGATCTTGAGATTTGCCCCCTGAATCACTGATTCAAGAAAACCATTTAGCATCCAGGTACACCAGGGACAGATGAGGAATTCTTTGTTTGGTGGTGTTTTAAAAACCTGAACCTTGGAACTTTGGAAATGATACCTACAGCACTGGCAGATCATTGGCATATCTTCGCTCATACTCAGCTCGTAGGCAGTAATCATCTCTTGAATTCCATAAAAATCCTACTTCGCTCATGCCGATTAGTTAATTGAAAACCCGCCCCTCCAAAAAATCCTTCATAGGCTTCGGCCAATGTCGGCTTTCTAACTCTAACGATTACATGGTCCGTAATTGCAGCCAAATGAAGAGCTATAGGATGCTGCAATTCCATTAAACTTCTTTTTACTTTTTTGAGTTTCCCAAGGTGATATAGTATTGAGATAGCCAGCACAGAATCAAAATAACCTAAATCGAGCTTGGGAATATCTTCAACGTAACCCTGAATAAATCGGATATTATATCTTTTGCCATCTTTCTGGCAGAAATAATCATAAATGAAATCAAATTGATCTTTGTACTGATCCTGAGCTTCAATGCAGACGACTTCTTTAGCTCCCGCCTGAGCTGCCCGTATAGCGTGGATGCCAGCATTGGCTCCAAGATCCAATATGCGTTTCCCTTCAATCGGCTCCAAGAATTCTTTTATGAAAGGCCACGCTGGATCTCCACAGCCTCCATGTCCTTTAATCAAAGGGCCGTCGTCGAGCTGGATAGTCTGATACCAGGGCTTGAGTTGCTCTATCCGCTCATCTATATCCGTCATGGAAAGCCTTCTCTTGTTCTTTTGTTGCCCCGCGCAACAATTTCTTTATGCAGACAGGAGTGTGCTTCTGAGTCCTGTTAAACATATCTACGTCGCACTGGAAAGTAATGTCGTATGTCCAGGCATGGAAGATATTCCCAGGCGTGCAATCACCGATACCTATGCCGTGGGCGTCGCAATCTTTCATAAATTGTCCAAACTGCTTGTATAATCTAGGGGCGATGCCGAACGGTCTGAGCTGTTGGAAATTCATTCCGTCGAACCATTCAATCAATTCCACATGCCAGGTCTTATCTAATTCCTTGGTGTGTACGCACTTTGGTAGATAATGAAGTTTCTGCGTAACCTCTCGATATAGCTCAGTATGTACCTTTGGAGTTAATCTCGCCCTGAACTTTCCTTTCTCAGTCACCAGGAGGAATACCTTGGGTGTGCCAATGTACTGGACGAGAATAGGATTGAGCTGCAGGGCCACGGCTGCACCCTCTATTACACCCATTCTGTGCCTAAGAGTATTCAGAGGGGTATCCACCCCATTTGTCCTCATCCCATTCAATCTTGTGTTTAAGGCTCAAATTATAGTGCCGAGTGAAATCCCAAAATAGCCGGACATTATTCTTCGCAAACTCCTTTGCTATCGGCTCCTTTGGCATGGCTAAAAACTGGCGGCACACCGATTCGTACCACCAACGCCTATGGAAAGCATTGATCCGATCTCCCATCTTGTTAAGGCAAAGATACCACTTTCCACCGATGATCCGTTTGACCAGATTGACATAGTAGTAATTGGACTGAATCCAGAAGAGATTGGGCAGCGGCATGATATTTTTAATCTCGCCTGTTTTTATCAAGACCCTGCTTAGTGAGCTCATATCACCGAGGGTTTCTGCCAAGCTCTCCTCTGGTATTTGCTCCATGATCCAGCCGAATTTATCAGGGCAAAAGAAATTCGGCATATTATGTAGTGGGGGCGAAGAAGCCCCCTTAATCGCTTGCAGGTTGTACTGGTCATACTCCTGACCACTGTAATCATTATTGGGTAACAATAACCTCCCTGTCTCCGCTGCGATTTCAAACCAAATCATTATGTTGTTGGTGATCTGCATATCTGCATCGAATACAGATACGGCGCTGTACTCCGTTAGCTCTCGCACGGCGAAGAGATAGCGATACATCTTGCAGTACCAGACATTCTCACCAGCTTTGGGATGCCTGGGGTAGCCATCAGCCTGGAGATCCGCAATCGAAATGGGATAGAAGAAATCAAAAGCCTCTTT